GTTTCACAAGCAGTAATAAGTTTTGTAGTTAATGCAGATGAGTATGAAATCATATTGATATCATACTCATCTGCATTAGTTAGCAGGTCTATTGCATTTTCATATGAAGTTTGACCATTGGCAGGTGCCAGAGGGTTTAATCCCTGGACGTTGGTTGATATCATTTTATCAAAGTATAAAGCTGGGGAAACAAAACCACCATCACTACCACCTCCAAAAGTTCCTGTTGCTACTGCTGGAAGTTGTCCGGCATTAGCTGCTGAACTTGTTGCTCCATTAGCATCAAGGTAGTCTGGTATTTCATTAACTTCAGAAACATAGACATACTTTGACTTGTTTGGGTAGTTACCTTTTGGTTGGAGGTAGACTCCACCGTCTGCTTGGATGGTTTGGTATTGATCTCCAATCATTCTACTAATAAAGTTTGGCTGGTTTGGATCAAGACTTAGACCTGACCAAGTCTCTAAAATAGTTTTACGTTTAGATGTGTCATCACCTCGACGAACTAGAAGAGTAAATGTACCTCTATCGTTAGATACATTTGAAATTTCAAATCTAAGGTTGTCTTTTGAACCATTTGTTAATAGATCATTAGTACCTGCTGACCCTGTCGAGTTCATAGATGCACCATCAGCAATTGTATTCAATTGAAATGATGTAATTGATGTACCTACAGTTGATAATCCTCCTGCAGTAGTAAACATTGTCTCAGTTGGAGCTCCAGATGAACCTGATGTTATGACCAAACCATTTCCAGCTGTTCCTGCTGCGGATGCTGTTACTTCTATAGATGCTCCGGTATTATCAGCAGTAAATGCAGATAGACTTGAAACGGAATTAAATTCTGCAGCAAAGTTTTCTGCGTACTTCGTTGTGGAGTTCCCTCTATCAAAGAATCTAATTGAATCATCAGATGCGTCTGGGCTTGGGTTCAATTGACCTATAAAGTTAATTGTTGTTCCGTCAGTTTTAACTACCTTAATGGTATCAGATTCGTTTGCTGTAAGTACTACGGATGAACCAGAGGCTTTTAATATTCCTGTTGGAGATCCAGCAGAAGCTACTGATTGGGATGCATTGCTATAGCTAGTTCCGAGGATTCGGACTACGGTTAAAGCACCTGAGTGCTTTAGGTATTCTCTTGCTGAGATTGAGGTTAAGTATTCTGTTACTGTACTACCAGATGTGAATGTATCGCCAAACATTTGAACATATTCTGGATAGTTTGATACTAGTGTTGGTATTAGAGCAGGACCTTTGACTGTAGGGCCTATGATAGCTCCACCTATTTCACCAATACCTTGCGGTACAAATGACAAATCGTTTTCTTGCGTAAATACACCGGGGCTTATTAATTTTTCAGCCATTTATTTGTCTCCTAATAGATTGTATTATTATTCAATATATAAATATATTTCAGGGATGTCAAACGTCACCTATTTAGAAATAAAAACGCCTGTTTCAGGATCTAATGTGCCATCACCATATTTAGCCGTTATATCGGCTATAACTTTAGATTCATTGGCTTTTACCAAAACAAATTCTTCTTTGAGCTTTGTCTTTTCCAATTCTAAATTTTGCATTTCTAATTCTATTTGCCCGAATTTAAAAGTTAATTCTTCGAATGATGATTTTATAGATGAAACGGAAGTCATTTCTTGGGGTGTAAACTTAATTTCTTTTAACATAATGTAAACTCTTATTCTTTGTTTGGGATATCATCTAAAGAACCTAGGGTTTCAGTCCCAACAACGATTTTTGCAGAAGAAAACGTTTTAGGATTGAAATTGCTTAGGGATTTCTGGATGTTGTTTGGTATAACGTAGCCATTCATTTCTATTGTGAATGTAGCTTTTGAAGCACGGTCTTCACCTGTTTCAGAGGTTAAAGATGTAGCAAATGTGGATATTTTAGAAAGGAATTTAAATCGGTCATCTCCCCAATATTGATTGGCAGCATAGTTGATGTCCTCTATAATTAAATTCAATTGGGATATATAATCTGCCCAAATAATGCAATCATAACTTAGTTTAACATAGTCGGGAATGACTATATTTGTAAATTCCCTTACTGGAACTCTTTCATTTAGTACTGAAAAGTTGTCATATTTATTTTTGGGTGAATATGCTTTTTGGTATGATTGAACTATAGGATTATTAACGTCTACCTTTGTTCCGATCATAGAATTTTCCATTGAGGTTCGCTGGTATGCAATAGCAGGTAGTTGTATTTTACCTTTAGCGTCTCTTAGGAATCCACCCTTGGATATAGTTTTCCATTTTTCAGGAGATGCATATATAATTGGCACAGGGGTTTGACCATCATGGCCTTTTACTGTAGGTTGGATTACATTATCAAAGTAGTATTTGATAACAGAATCTATGTCGTATAAACCTAGGGAAATGGCTTTTTTAGAGCCGGTCATGTCAATCTGTTTAGATCTATCTATCTCTTTTGCCATTATATATTCCTAAGCTTATTATTATATGCTCTATGTATTTTTTCTATGTTGAGCTTGGTTGTTCTTGTTTGATGTGTTTCACACAGTACTGAAAAGTTCCCTCCATGAGCTCCATCGCCTTTATCGGTAGAAGGATTCTTACCTGCTATATATTGACTTTCACTTTTTTTATCAATTTCCCAATAAGCATTATCCCAACTAATAATATCTCCAACCTCAAGTTTCAGATTAGCCACAGTTTTTAATTCCTCTCTAAGGAAGTTAAATCTTGCTGTCTTGTTAAAGTCTATACCAAACTCATCGGATGTATATTCCTTAGCGTCAACTTCTACCATACATGCAATTCTGATTCCTGGAAAGTAGACTTTATTTATAGCTTCGCCATATAAGTCTTCTTGCATATCTTTTAATGAAGCTTTATAAATATCTACAGATATACCTATTACCTCATTTATAAGTTCCTTATTCATTGCGTTGAATAATCTTACGTCTCTGAATGATCCAAATAATCCCATGTTAGCCTAAGTAGAGATTTAATGGAATGTTCGTGATGGTTTCTCTAAGGAATTCTGCTTCGTCTTTTTTTGCTTCAAGCATATTTCTTCTAGATGATGCTTCTAGGTCTTCTCTCAGGGTAGCTATTAAGGATTCTTTTTCTGAAGCTCCTTCACTTCTTAATGCATCGCCATCAACTGTGATTTCTCCTCCTGGAGTGGGTATAGAGCTATACTTGCCTCTGACTATTCCTAGTAACTCTTTAGATAATGCTAAAGCATACTTTCTAATCCATTGTATTCCCGGAGCATTAATAGTAGAATAATTTAAAGACCTATAATCTATATCAGCAAAATTAGATACTGTAGCTGCATCACCTAAACTATCAGTATACTTATCGGCTTTTACATAGTATTGGAACCACATTGTGAAATTTGTAGTTGGCTTTGGAAATAGTCTTATTTTATTATTTTGGAGCTCAAAGCTATATGCAGACTTTCTAACTATGTCACTAAATTCGACTTGTTGTTGGCGTAATAAAATATCGTATATTGGTAGCATCATAAATGATACACCAGCACCTCTATTTTGAAGTCCAAATTCACTAACTGCCATAGCACTATTATTACCTAATGCATATTGATCTGTATGGCGTATCGATGCAGGAGTTCTATCGTGAAAGATCTTTCGCACTTCTAACCTTTTGCCACTTTCACTAACTGCTCCCCATAGTGCTTGCATATCATAAACTTGAGATCCGGATACTACTGAAATAGAGCCTTGCTTTAGATCTGTGTTACCTCCAGTTAATGTTTCTGTTCCGTAGTGTTCAGTTAGACTTATTAAGCCATTAAGGCCATCTGCTGAAGCTGTGGTTAAGTTGGTTTTGGGTTGGGATGTTGCATCTAAAAGGTTTTGGCGGATCTGGTATCTTTGTATCTGAGCCCCATACTCTGTAACAGCCTCTTCAAAACATGCAAAAAAATGAACATCTTGTAGTTCAATATCAACTATAGGATAGCCAAGTCTTTTAGCACACCATAGAGCTGTAGTTTCTACATCATTGTTGTATGTGCCTTGGGAATCATATGTCCCAAATGGGGTTTGTCCGAAGCCGGGATTAAATATTGCGGTTCCAGCAAATAATTTAGTTGTGTCTGCCATGAGGTTCTCCTGTACTTATAAATATCAACTTATCTTCGTTTATCATGGACCGTTGGAGATTCTAACTTGGCTTCGAATACCTGTTAAATTTGACGGATCTTTATATAGAGCGCCAAGGACTAGTGGATCTGATAGTGGCAGATTAACAAACCTTACAAAGTCATTTTTAACTTCAAGAGTTGGAGTTTCCGCGACTACAGCAAATTGTTCGGGCTGGAGATAACCCCCTAGATCTAAATATAAATTACCTATGGCAAAGTCAGCCTTAGGAGCATCTGCAGGAGAATCCTCTAAGTCTATACCCGGGTTTCCAGATTCATAAACTATCCAAATATACCCAATATTAAATGAAGTAAGGCTAACCTCTGCTCTATTAAAAGTAGAGTTAACGTGGGTTTGTACTTCTCCGGGACCCACTGCATATGTAAAAAGGTATGGGTTATTGGTCCCTCCTGAAAAGTAGCTGGTTGCTTGAGTTCCGCCTGGGAGGTTCCCTGTCTCAGAGCTTGGCCAGTTAGAGTATTGGATAACCCTTGTAGATGACCCAGCAAGGGATCCAGGGCTTGCACTAGAATAGACTTTGAAATTGCCACAGTTTGGGCCATGCAAATGAAAATAAAAAACTAATTTTTTAGTAGCGTAGTCGGTTATGTCTATAAAAGGAGATGTTATTGAGTATGTGTTTTCCCCAGTGTCACTAGTTTCTGCATATAGATATTTTGTATCTAATGTTTGTTCAACGTTTAATGCATTGGAAGAGGTGGAAGGCGTTATCCCATGTGAGGCTCCAGTTCCTGTAGTTGATGCTTCTAAACCTGGAAGGCATATTTCTGCAGGACCTGTAGCAAGAAGATTAAGTTGAGCCCCGCTTATAAAATTCCCGTATACTTTGTAATTATTATTACTAAAGCTTTCCACATTAGTAATTTGATAACTTGCAGTATTGGTTCCGTCTGTTAAAGTGTAAGAGCCCGTATATGATTCTAGAAGCACTAACGAATTAAAGTAGGCGGTATAGTCTATACTATTTTGGAACCCATCCAGAAAAATAACATTGTTGTTCTGGATTTTTATTTCCCCAGGTTGAGGGTTTGCATTTGTAGTAATAGTGGTAGGAAGACATGCAGGACTTAAACCCAAAACATCGAAACTTTTATGTGTCGAAGTAGACCCATTTTGATTAACTACAGTACGGGTTGAAGATATCCAGCTGTCTCCATTGTCGTTTAAGTTGTCATCGTTGGTTTTCCAATCATCGTTGTCGCCAGAAAAATTGTTAAGCCAAAGATTTGACGCGGTGGGATAATAGTTGCCATTTGCTTCCATAGAAGCTGTAGTAGTTCCCGACAGGAATGCTGATTTTAGATTAGGGCTACTACCACTAATAGCTATTTCTTTCCAGTTACTCATATCTTATCCTGGATATCCATCTATTGAGTTTGGCCCAGAGGCTTCTCTATTCCAAATATTATGACCTCCTCTCCAGGTAATACCAGATTGAGATACATCATCTGTCTCGCCGCTAAATTGCTGAAAGTAAATATATAAGAACATCGCAAGAGTTGGCCCACTTTCACTAGGCATCTGGGTTATATAGTCGGATACGTCATTATTAGGCCCGAGATGAGTTGTTGTGCCACCGTTTGGTAGTAGTGCCCAAAAGTCAGAATCATTAGTTCCTCCATCAAGCGTATGGTTGTAGAATGCGGTTACGGAATCTACATTAACTCTATTGTAACTGACGGAGGTCGCATCAGTATTAACCCAGCCTTTTGTTACCCCATCGGATGCTGTGAAAGCGTAAGCCTCGTCAGCCCAATCAATAGCTGGTCGGGTGTCACTGTCAGTATTAATGGTCCCACCAAAGGCGGTTAGAAAAATAAGTAAATCTGCGGTTGACACGGCACCTCCATTTTGGATACTTGTGGGGTGACCGAAACCGGGATCTGTTCCGAACATACCAAGAAAAATAAGAAGGTCCCCAGTGGAAATGATACCATCACCATTGAAATCCCCAACAGGATAATTCCAAGGAATTAGGATTGAAGTGTCGGAGTCAACATTGTGAGCAAACACAAAACCTAATTGGTTTGTTAGAGTTCCTTCCTCAAAAAATTGGTCGTTTGAAGTTGATAGGTTTGGAAATGATACTTGGCCGTCTTCTACTTGAAGAGCATCATCCCCTTCAACGTCAGAAGTTTGGTTGACCTCTAAAGATTCTAATTGGGCATCACTACCACTAATTATTACTTTTCCCCAGACACCCATAGGTTACTCAGGTCCTGATGAAATTTTTAGATATGACCCGGAGTTCCATAGTCTACCTTGGACTTCAGGGTTAATTACCGGCAGGTTTTTAATAATTATTTGGTTTCCTACAACTTTTAAATTTCCGTCTGCTATTAGCGTCCTCAATTCCGCTTCGCTATCTTTTGTAATTACTTTTTGCCATTCTGGTTGTGCCATGGTTTATTTTTTTGCTTTTTGGTTTTGAGCTTTTGCTACCTCATGAATATTTTGATTTGTAATAGGAGGCTTTGAATGTATCTCAGCAACCTTATTTAACAATTGAGCTACAATATGTGAGTCTGAACCTT